TCGTCAGGGATTGATACATAATGATCTTCAAAAAGACTCTTCATTCCACTAAGGAATGATTCTGTCATCTCGGTCTTAAGACCGTGTTCTACTTCGATCTTGTTTTCTGACATCCACTCGGAAGCGACATATTCCAAGTAAGCGTCTGTTCTTTCTACAAGATCAGCCTTTGTAGACTCGAGCTGCTCAGACATTGTTTTTTCAAACTCAGCCGTCATCTCTTCTTTAACAGCGATAACTTTAGAGTTAACTGCTGCCTCGAAGATTGTCTTGGCTTTTGCTTGAAACTCTTCGGATAGCTCTTCGCCACCGAATAGTGCAGCAAGATCTTCTTCGACATCCACAGTAGGTGTCTCTTCTTTAGGTGATTCAGACACTACTTCGTCCTCTTTGGATGGGGTTGGGTCTTCAGCAACTACTTCTGCTGAATCTTCTTTAGCTGGCTCGTCGCCTTGCTTGAGAACTTCAGTACCGATAGACTGCATTGCGTCTGCCTTACCAGCACCTTTGTTGACGATATCCTTTACCGTCTTGATTTTGGGTTCTTTAAGCTTAGCTGATGAATCGTCTGCTTTATAGTTCTCAGGAGTTGGTCCTCCTAAGTCTTCATAAGAAGCAGATGCTCCAGGAGAGGTTGAATCATCAACCTTCTTCATACCGTCGCCAGCCTTCGCACCCCTTGTTACAGGATTTTCCATTTCTTGTAATTCCTTAGCGGACATTTGTGAACTCTCCGATTAGATCTTGATATAATCTATGTTTATTTATAAAATATTAGAGATTTGATAGGAAGTTTTGGAACAATCCTAGCTTATTCTCCTCTAGTTGCTTTTGGTCAACCATAGTATTGACCGTTTTATAAGTTTTTGCTGCCAATCTTTCTCTTACAACTCCACCGTCCCATACCCAATCCTTACCTTCCATAATGCCTTGAACAAAAGCATCAGGTGCAGATGGATCAGCTACAATATCAGCAGCAGTTGCAAGATGGAAGTCGTCAGAAACAACTTTAACACCTTCGTTATTAGTAGTAAGTGTACCAAGACCACGAGATGAAACTCCTAGTTTGACACCTTCATCAATCAGACTCTTTGCGATTTTTCCCATTGGTGTTTCAAGGATTTTAGCCTTACCAATGAAATTAGAACCGTCTTCTTTAAGAGAGACGATTTTATGAGAGACCCTATCTAGATTTACTGTTGGACCATCGGGATGACCCAATTCTCCAAGAGCACGACCACCCTGAACAAAACTTTCGTTGTACCTTTCGACTTCTCTTCTTAGAGTATTCATTGGATACATGCGACCATTTCTATTCTTCAAGTCTCCTTGAAGGAAGATACCCTCAATAAACATAGACTTCTTACCGCCTCTTTCTTCGACGATAACTTCTACATTTTCGATTTCTTCTGTGATCAGTTTCATGGGTTTAATTAGTAAATCCTACTTTAACACCTTTAACATCAGCACCACTAGCAAATACTGTATATGCTGATTGCTTTTCTAGAATTTCAGTAGTACCTGCTTTGAGTGTGAATGTACCCACTCCAGTACCACCTCTAGTTTCTTGAACAGTGATTACTCTATCAGCAGCATTAGCATTATAAAGACGAACACAAGTTGCCTGAGTAAAACTTACTCCTGTACCAGCCGTAGTTGGTACATTAACCTCGTCTGAACCGAGTAGTAATATTCTATTCGCCATTTGGCTCCTCTTCTGCTGTTGCTACTTCAGGGGACTCTTCACTTTCAACGCTTCCGAAAAGACTTGCTGCTGCAGAAGGACGATAATCGTCTACTTTACCAGCCGCTTTTGTATACAAAAGGTCTTTGATCTGGTCGCTAATATCTGCTGCGGAATTACCCGAAGCAATCATATTGACTAGTTCTTCCATCACAATAAATCAGAGTTATAAACTTATTTATTAGCGTTTATATTTCCCCTTCTCCAGATTTAGGCAACTTCGCTGCAGTTTGTGGTTTTTCGGGTCCAGGTGGCAGCTCTGGTTGACCTGGCATTCCAGGACCAAAGGCTGCCTGTTCCGCACCTGAACCATCGGGTGCAATACCCATAGCAGCTCCCTGCTCGAATTCCAACATTTGTTGGTTCGGATCTGGTAATACACCCTTAGCTATTTCATCTTCTATCTGTTGATCTATCTCTACAATCTCTTGATCTCTCTGACGAAGTACCTGTCTTCTAATATATTCCGTAGAATAGTAACGACCAGCATAAGGTTCAATCATTCCTAAAAGTCCTAAACGACCTTCCATCAATTCCTTATCTTTAAGTTCCGCAAAATGATTGTCATATAAGAAGTCAAACTGTATATGCTCATTCATTACTTCCCAATCTTGAGGAGTAATAATATTCTTAAGAAGTAATTGTGTTCTTAATAGATCTAATAATAGATTAGCAAAACGCTTACGCAATCTACCAACAAACTTACTAAACTTAAGTTCATCTCTTAGTATCTCTGATGATCTACCTAGATTAAATCCATCTCCAGAACCAGCAATTCTAGACTCAGGAATTGCTAATGATCTATAAAGTTTCTTCTGGAAGTATTCAATGTCTGCTAGTTCTCCTAGGTTCTGTCCACCAGGTAATGTAGTGATTTCAGTTCCTCTACCACCTTCACGACGAGGAAGCCAGAAATCTTCTAGCATACTCATCATTCTCTTATCGTCACGAATCTCACCACTATTGGAATCATAAACTAACTTGTTACGATAACGCATCATAACTTCACGCAGATATTGCTCTGCTTTTACCTTAGGTAAATTACCAACATCAATATAGAATATCCTTCTTTCTGGAGCACGACTCAACCTGTAGATAACAAGAGAATCCTCAATCATTCTAAGTTGATTGAGTGCTTTAATTGCTTTGTGGAGATATGATAATCCAGTTCCTTTATTTCTATCTACTAATCCAGCAGTACAAAATGCTACAGAATCCTTAGCAAGTTTAACACCCTTTAATGCGGATCCAGCACCTGCAACTCCAATATTAGTTGGATACTGTGCTTTTGGTGTATATAAAAAGTACTCTTCTATTTCTGGGAAATATACTTTATCATTCTCATGCACATTTTGCATGTTGAATAGATCGCCTTTATCATCCTTCTTCTTCTCTTTACGCACATAACGCATTTTAAGAGGATCAATATATCTCAGTTCCTGTAAACCAAGCTCAGGTTTTTTAATGTCTATTACTTTATTGTAATATAATCTACCATCTACATACCAATTCCTAAAAATTTCGTGACTTTTTGTGTCGAAATCAAGAAGATCTTTTATATGTTTAAACTCATCTCTAATAATATTCTTAATACCATCTGAGGCATTAAGGTTCTCTAGATCTATTTCTACAGGCGAATCATTAGTATCTGATACTATTGCTTCATTGACAACATCTTCAACAGCATTGTCCACTTCTGGATGCAATGCCATCTCACGATATTTTCTTATTAATTCATGTTCAGTTTTGTAGATGCCTTCAAGATCTACAACCTGACTAGAAAAACCACCCTGAATATAATAGTCAACCCCAGCCTCACCTGTTGGTGGGATGGGGCTAACTACACCCTTGGCATTCTTTTCTTCTTTATCCTCAATCGAGAAACCAAATAGTTTCGCCATTACTAGTAGTACTAACTGATATTTCTATTTATTAGACTACATCTCCTCCATTTCCAGCAGCTTCCCACCACTGAACTTGTAGGGTAACAGTAAACTCTTCGATGCTATCAGGTTGATCGTATGAAAGATCCATCTGAGAGATGTTAGTTGGGAATACACTATAGAACTTATATGTTCTAAGTATTGGCATATTCTGTGCTGACTCCTGTGAATTTGGAGCAACAGCAGACCTACCCAATTGATAAACAGAAGCGTCTCTAGTGTAATCTGCTGGATTGGTATTACCAGAAGTGTCTGAGACTTTTGCCATTGAGTTCATCCATCTTTCAAAGGAAGAACGAATAGCGAAATCTGTATCGTTGATAACTGTGATTGTCCACTCATCAAATGTTCTGTCTCCAGCGATCTTAAGAACTCGACCTCTGAATGGGACATTGATTGGTGTTATGTTTGATGCTGGTAGTGCAGCAGCTTTTACTAGGAACCTAGATTTTGCATCTAGATCGTTGACACTTGCGTCAACTACTCCATCTGGAAATGCAAGAACAACCTCAAACAGATTAGGTCTTGCGATACCACCTGATAACCTCGACTTAAACTTGTCGATTGTCCTATCGGCGGTCTTTGGGGGATTTTGGTTAGCAATGGCCATTTAATGTTTACCTCTGGGTGTTTATAAAGATGTTAGATCAAACTCGACCAATAACTTCTTCAAAGCTAACACCTGTGCGTGTAGCAACGAAGGTCAGACCAATAAAGTTGATCGATCTGGAAGGCTTCACATAAATGTCAGCAACGAATTCGTTGTTGTCAATAATCGCAGCAGTGTTATTTGTTTCATCGCAAGTAACGATGAAGTCTGTTATACCTCTCTTGGATTGAACATCCCTTAAGAAAGGCTCAACGATGTTTATGAAGTTGATCCTTGTGATCTCATCGTTGAATTCAAACAGTTGGTCTTTAGCAGCAGCAGCAATCGCTTTTTCTAAGAAGATAAAGAGACGACGAACATTAATTCTATCGAATGCTGATGCTCTTCCAAGACCTGTCTTATCACCGAATAAGATGATACCAGCACCAGGTGAGAAGATGACTGGGTTTACTCTAGCAGAGTAAAGCTTGTCCCTTTCCACTTGATTTGGATTGTATGCCAACTTAACAGCATTAAGGATTGATCCTCTCTGCGTTCCACCTGGTGAGAACCAAGGGAAGTTGTTGATATCGTTTCTAGCACATAGTCCAGCAATATCACCGTTTAATGGTACATAGCGGAACTGCTTACTGAAACGATCATACATGTATTTGTAACCACTATCAAATATTGCATAAGATGAAGAGGTAATCGCTGAGTAGAAGCTTGTTACTGCAGATGTTATTGTATCCGACTTAAGTGTCAGATCTTCTCCATCTCCAGATGTAACTAGGAATGATCCTCTCCAAGGAGAAATACATGCCACACAATCTTTTCTAACTTCAGCAACAGCAATCAATTTGTTTGCTAGTGCTTGAGTTTCCTCTTTTCCATGAGCACCTGACCCTTGAATAAGGAAATCTAATTCGTAAGCATCTTTGTTTGAAAGAAGATCATATCCTGTAGAAAGATCTCCAACTGTTACTTTAAGAGCATCAGTTAAATCAATGCTTGCTTTTCCACCGTAATCTTTACCACCTGCAAGATCTACAACATAATTTCCAATAGAAGCAAAGGAAACATTTTCAGCATCCTGATCCCATGCTACATCGGACTTAGGATCAAAATCTGCATCGAGGTCGGTAGTTACTACTCCAGCAGGAGCACCACCACCAAATATATTGTCGCTACCAACTTCAAGCACTTTTCTCCAATACTGTGCATTACCTACAGAGTAAATTGCATCTTTTGCTTTAGAAGTAGCGTTAAACTTATCGAGGAGAGTTCCAGCATTACCAGTGACCTTACCTGAATCATCATAGACAACTACATGAACTTCATCGTTCTTCGCATTTCTTTCTTTTGCGTAGTTAGAAGTTCCTGGTCTATCAGCTAAGTTATTCCACCAAACTTTCTCTCCATCCTTTAATGTGATGTATTGGTTATCGAACCAATCTTTCTCTCCAGTGTAATTAAGAGTACCAGGAGCAAATTCTTGTGCAGCAATATAACGAGCATCACCAGCAGTGATACCAGCACCAGTCAAAGCACTTAAGAAAGCAGAAGCACCAAAACTAGATCCGTAAGAAACATTACCTGCTACCCAACCATGCTTTCCACTACCTACAGAGGATTGTACATGGAGGTGAATACCACCACTAGCATTACCTTGCTCGGTAAATGCATAAACTCCACCAGGAGTATAGTCTACTGAAGTTTCAGTACCAGCAGCACTAATATGTGATACTACTTTAACTGAGATTTGACCTGTTCCAACTTCAGTTATTACCCCTTTGAGGTATCCATCAAGAACAGAAGTCGAACCAGCACCAGCAATAACTGTATTAGCAGGAATTGCTTGTGTTACACCAAGACCAACTGTTAGATCTATTGGAGCTAAACCATCTTCATATCCAGCAACAGCAGCAAGACCACCGTTGGCAGTTGATGAGAAACCTAGAACTGAAACCGTGGCAATACCAGTCAATATTTGATCGGCAAGACCATCAATCATTCCAACCTTAAGACCATTTGCCCATGAGCCAGGGTTCTTAGCAGCAACTACAACATTTGAAATATTGTTCTCTGCATATCCCTTAGTTACATAATCGTCACCACTCTTAATGGTTACGCTAGATGCAGAACCTACAAAAGCATTCTTAAGTCCAGATTCATTTGAACGAACTACTTGTAGTACTCCACCATATGCAAGATAAGAAGAAGCAGTCAACCAATATTCGTAATGGTTGCTATCTCTATAAGGAGAACCGAAGGTATCCAAAAGATCCGCTTCTGTTTCCACTAGGGTTGGTTTTTCTACTGGTCCTTTTGCAAAAGGAGCCACTAAACCACCAGCTTTAGTAGATGTAGGGTCTACTCTACCGTTGGTTAGGTCAACTTCCTTAACAATAATTCCAGGAGATGCTAAATTTAACGGCATCTTTTAGTCCTCGATGAATTCTAAATTCCTTCAATTATTTATTGTTTAGGGTCTTTTCATCGGGGAAACAGTGGGTGAACTACCAATCAGGATATATCCAGTTACCACTATCTTTCTTTCTTTTAGTAAGTACTCGTTTTATTGTACACATCTTACATTCATAGGAATATGAAGATGCCAAGTTTCCTCTATCTTTATGCGTCTTATAAAAATCTGTTAATAAGTCTTTAACCTTACCACAAACTCTACACTTTCGTTCTTGAAGAACTAAATGACCTAAATCGAATTCTTCTGTGAAGTCCATTCTTTTAGAATCCAACTACTAGAGTTTTGTTTGTGTGAACCACCAACCCCAAATGCAAATTGCACTCTAGGGTCTTTATCAAATGCATCTATCTCTGGTATATTGTCCTGCGTTCTATCACCACCATTAGCAAATAGTACATCATCAAATAATACTAATGCTTTTTTAATAAGATCTACAGAACTATTATCATCATCATTAAATGATACAGCACTATCAACCATTCTCAATTCTCTAATAACTGCCAACCTTTCTTCTATTGGCATGAATGGTTTACCTTTCTTTCTGGTTAGCCATTCGTCTGAGTTCAATCCTACTATAAGGATGTCTCCTAGTTTCTTTGCTTCTTTAAAGTGTTCAATGTGTCCACTGTGGATAGGGTCAAATCCACCACTAACAATAACAACCCTCATTGTAAATACTCCACTATTTTAAGGATACCATATGCTGTGAATACTTGGGGTATAATAAATGCCACCATTGCTACTACCCAAAAAACATAGTAGTAGTTTTC